CCCGTGCAGGTTACGCCAGCCCCAGACGTGCCACCAGACCCGCCGCCACCGCCGCCGCCAATTAAAATTACGCGAATAAACTGGGTGGTTGCAGATAAAGTAAAATCACCAGACGCAGTAAACTCTGTGGACTTAGACGACCCACCCCCACCAGAAGTAAAATTGACAACACCAACAGGTTGAGCAACAATCATGTCAGCACCTCACTAATAACCTGCACTGTGTAACTTCCACCAGCAATACTGGTAGGCGTTACACGGACAGCATCAAGACACCCTTGCACAATAAAGGCTTTAGTGTTGGACGCCATGTCTACGGATAGTTGTGTACTTCCATCGCTTGCCAGAAGGTTGAACCACTTTCCAGCAGCTTTATATTCAAAGGCCAGCGTCCCGCTTGTTGCATCTCCACCGACAGAGACTTGGTTAACAAATCCACTCTCTTCCATTTCTATCGTCTGTACCCCATCAGCCTGAACCTTGCTGGTCGCAGTATACATTTTAACTGTCATTTCATTTACCTCATTATTCTCTTTATTGGGTTGACGGTATTACCAAGTGGCTATAGCCGCACGTTTCCAAGTGTCAGTGGCCGTACAGATATAGATATAGCTGCTATCTACAGCCCAATCACCAGATGTCCCTGTAGAACTGGCTGAAGCAGGGGCTGCTACAAACTGCTTCCCGTACAATTTCCAATACGCTGTTTCACTGGCAGGGTCTTTATTTGTTCCTGTCTGAATAGAGACATAGATGTTTCCATTACGAGATACGAAGCTGCTGCCACTTTGGTATTCAATCGTTGCCACCCACTCAGGAATACCTTGTTGCATGAGGTAGGAAATGGCTTGGTCTTGACGATTCTCGATGAAGTTCCAATAGGCGAATGTTGGCTTTTCAACCACCCATCCTTGTTGAATCTTCCCGTTGGTAGGGGTGGACACTGTTCCTGTGCTGCCCCATTTGTATGTATAATCCGGGCGTGTCTCTTTAGACATAGTGTTTCCCCTTATTTAGTGTAGACAATGAAATTATCAATGTATCCGGCGTACAGGTTTGAACCAACATTTCCTCCGATTTGAAACCCTTTGTATCCAGTACCGCCTGTAGAGGTGTTTGTCTCGTTTATACCGGAGACATCAACCATCTTCACCCCGTCTATGTAGATACCAAACACATCCCCTACCCGCTCCACAACAATGTTCGTCCACTTCCCAACAATGTCGTCGAGTTGTATTGTTCCGTAAGGATCGCCGGCAGTGCCATAAGCAGTGTGTGTGACAAATATGACCGTTTTCCCGGCAACATATGTATTGTTAATCCGCAGGCACAGACCAAAGTTCCCGCCGGATGTTTTTGCCCACACATAGCTGTTGGAGATGTCTGTTGGATAGATGTCGCAACTCACCCTCCAATCTCTGCTTGTAAAGTCGAAATCGGTGTTATCCGTACCACTTCCGTCCGCATACACATTGCCGTCATAGTAGGCATACATACTGCTCCCACCCTCAACTGACTGCGCTGAAGAGATTACAGCCCCATAGCTGACAGGCGAGTGGCGGCCTGTGCTGTCTGCAAAGTTGCCGTTGAACTTCATCTCCAGCACTTTGTTCCATGAAGGGGCTGGAGTCCCCCCTTGATTAACAATACCTAGTGGGAACATTATTGCGCTCCGATAACACGCATCTCTGTCGTGGATACGGCAACGAGGGTTTTAGCTTCATTCTGTGTTGTGAATACAGCAGTGCCAGTTAATGTGGCTCCACTGCCAGCAGATAATGTAACGACACCTGCACCACCCTGAACAATCGTTACAGACTCCCCGACACCTACACCGAGGCTGGTGGGGGTGTCACAAGTGACTGTAATGGATGAGCCATTGGTGCAAGTGACAATCTTCCTGCTAGAAGGTGTCCAATCCGTAGCTGTAAGTGTGTAGGTTGTACCTGTTTGAGCATTGACAACGTAAGCAGCCTCATAGGCCCACGCAGAACCATCATACAGCAACGTTCCTTTCCTGCCATTGTCATACACCTTCCATCCGGCTTTAGGGGTGTAGAACGTCCATCCAGCGTTAACGTACAAGGCAATCTTATTAGTTTGTCCAGACCAAGCCCCAGATGCCCCAGAAGGAACAACATATTTGTCCCCGGCAGTGGGACTACCCGGAGGGGTGGTGGTGGATGCTGAAAGAACATATCCGTTCAACAAACTATCCACCATTAACAGGTTGGCATCGTTTTCCGTATTCCAGTTATCTTCCCCGTAAGCCCAAGCATATTTCAATCCAAGAGAAGGGCCAGTAGATGCAGTCATTGTTTATTCCTCAAATAAGTTCTGCGATGTATCCACCGCCTTCAATTGTTGACTTGCCGTATGCTTCCCCATAAGCCAACCCATACCCCGTTGAATATCCTGCCAATGGCTGTGCTGTAGGGTCTTCATACATTCCAAAATACGATTCCTCAAAGAACACATACTCAACAGCTACACTAATCGGAACAGGGACAATACTGCCTTGACTACTCAATCCAGTGAGGAAGTAGCGTTGAAAGTCAGTGAGAGTGTTTTGTATTTCAAGTGTAACGTGGGCATTAGGTTGTTCAACCAACCCGCTTGTTGTATTACCAGTGATGAAATTGAGTCCATCAATAATCGCTTGAGGGGTAGCCCTTGTAGAGTTGGCAATAATACGTGCCTTGATGATAAACCTGTAAGTTTCATCATCCACTGTAGCACTACTGCCTTCCTCTTGCAGCCTGCTACGAAACACACCACCCACTGTAGAATCACTTAATGTACCGAAAGGTTCAGCACCCGTTGCCCCATCAAACCCAAAATAAGGGAAAGCATTATAGTTTACTAGTGTACGTGGTTGTCCAACAATATTACCAATCAAATCAAGCTGAGCACCTGTGGCCGTGTTGATACTGCGGAGTTGCATCAAGTCTTTATAAACTGTTTGCAACTCATTCAGATAATCCATCACTAGTTTCAAGAGCGCATCAAATACTGGCTTGTTCTTGAATTGCTCAGTAACTCTCCCTCTTCCTTCTGCCAGATAATCAATCTCGGTAAAAGCATTTGTTGTCATTGTGCTTCTCCTTTTGAGATTAACTGTTCACGACAATATCATCTAACGTGATTGTTGCACGCTTGTAATAATCAACAGCCACGTTGGTTGTAGCGAAAGGGGGATCAACATCATCCACTTTCAGGGCAGTGACATAATGTCCAGCCACTGTGTTGATTGGTGTGTACAGGCGGCTATAAATAACATCTTCACCAATCTTCAAGCCATTGATATAATCATAGATAGCTTGCTTGATTTGATCATCACCATTCACAGGATATGCGGAGTCTGTTGTAACATCCACTTCAACATAGATAGGGAGGTCAGTTGGTCTATCAAACGAGATAGTGTGGATTACGCCTTGACTGTCTGTGACACTTTCCACCACTGTTCCATAGCTCAAGATGCCAGCCGGTTTGTTGTCCCAGATTGCCTTAGCAATATCAACGCTACTACCACCCAGCACAATCGGGTAGAAAGAGTGGGCAGGGACTGGCGGGGAAATCAGAGCCGTATCCGTTTCATTCTCATAAATAATGATTTGTTCCACCCCATCAATCTTGAGAATAGCTGCATAGATAGCTTCGTAAGTGTTCACACTGTCTTGGAACTTAGCCAGAGCATATCGTGTACGCAATTCACTATCTGTTTCAATGTTAGTCCCTTCAACAGCAGCAGAAGGATTAGTGACAGTATCCCACCCAATAACAGGAGATTGAATGCTCTGAATCGTATTAGCAGGTTGTGCATTGGGGCCAGTCTCTGTGCACGTAGCACTTACACTCTTCTTAACCTTGCTAATATCCCAATCTGTACCTACATCAAACGTACAAGTGTACCCTTGATTAACCTCTTGAATAAGGGCTTCACTTCCAACAAGTGTTGCTGTCAGGTAGGTGTCGTGATTGGTATTAACTTCCGTGATTATAGCGTTGACAATCTCTGATTCAGTAGCAGAAGAATCAGAAGTAATAGTAACAGTGATAGGAACAGCGTTGATACCAGAAATCTGATAGGTAAAACTGTAAGCCGTAGAATTGGCAACAGCGGCTGGAGAAATCTGCACAGCAACACACAACCCCTCATCTAATGTAATCTCACTGTCTGTGCTGAATATCTTACCTGTGGATGTAGAGCGAACATTGCTATCCACCGGAACCACTGTCCCATAATCCCCATAGCAAACCAATTCTGCTGTAGAAGCCGTAGCACTAAGTCTGGCCACACCACCAGTTAGTGTGATATTCTCAAGGGCATTACCAGATGCTTGACTAATATCATAAGCAGAATATACATCTTGCGCCACTTCCCACAAATCCGCAAGAGGCGCTGAGAATAGCTTGATAAACCTGCCAAGGACAGATGTATCAGATGTGTTCACAATATCACCCGGCTCAACCAGAGAAGCAAACTCACTTTCTGCTTTGGCCTTCAGTTCAGCAATAATATCATTCAGGCGTTTTACCGTGAAGCCTGTATCAGAAAGTCCAGCCACTTATGTTCTCCTTAGTTGGTTGGCGTAAGCACAAATGTAATAGCAGAAGATATAGCTCCATCTTCAGTCCTAACACGGAATGAGCAACTGAACTTACGATCAGTGGAAATGGAAGATGTGTAGGAAACAATCTGTAACGCATCTGGCTCTTTGAGTATGGAGTCCTGAATAAGGGCATCTACAGCCATCTTGCTTCTGTTCTTCCCCATCACCCTGTTCCACCAGTCTATCCCTAACGTATTATCCATGAACCATTCCCCTTGGAATGTGTTCAACCGGATACGCAAACGTTGTGCTAAGTCTTCAGCGCCAATGCTAGTGATTTGTGCATCTCCGTTGACAAGAGAAATGTCCCCATCTTCATCTAGTTTAATGTCCATGTGTGTTCACATCCCCTCTTGTTCTCATTATCTTATATAGCCCTTGCATTGCAAATTGATAAACGACCCTCTACCCACGTTACCCTACCTCTTGGACTACAACTACTATTTCCCTATACAGGGTTAAGGGGTTGGAAGGGTTAGGCTGCAAGATTGGAACTGGTTTGCCTTATCGTTTATTTTGTCAATCAAGGTAGTGATTGCTACAGTCCTTGCAGCAAGCTGTGTTGGGTAAGCAAGGGCAGGCGCATACAAGGGTGTCAACACTCCATCTATCAAGCCGGTAATCCAGTCCAATACATCATCAATAGATGCAGGGGCTTCAAGTAAAGCTGCAATTGGTGCAAGCTTATCAAGCTGGTCTTGGATAGCTGTATTTTCAGCGTACAGAGAGGTGAGGATACGTTCTGCTGTTTCCTGTAGTTCCGCACAACTACCAACCTTATCAATGTCCTCACCAAGCTTTTCATATTGTGCTACGTTAATCAATCCAGAGCCTTGAGGATTCATTGTGTTTCTCCACTGTCTTACTAAATAATGTTGGTAATAATGCCGTCTGTCACTGTAACAATCTGCCCAAGCGGTGTAGTGAACGAACCTGTTGCACCAACCCCAACTGTGACGCTGCCAGTATTAATGAAGTTTCCATTAACTGAAGTTGTAGACGAGATGTCGATAGCACTGCCATTAACTTCAATCTTACCAGATTGTTTCATCCGTAGTTCACATTCAGCCGATGTGCCTAAGTTATGGAACACAACCAAATCATCTGTTGAATGTGGCAGTGTGTGCTTAGACGCTTGGTTGATTGCAGAGCTAAACGGGAACAAGCCGGGAATGGCTATTGCATCTCTCTTATCAAATCTGCGATAATCGGATGGTGGTTGAGCAGAGCCATCACCACCCTTAAATACGTCCATACACGACTGGGCAAACACTAGCAAAACTGTATCGCCCGCATGGACAGGGAACACAACAGCGGAGCTTGAAGATGACGGATACATCAACGGAACAGATAGTATTGTTGGGAACTCTTCACTATCATCCCAATCAGGGAATACGGCATTAACCAAAGGTTTCACAGACACTCTTTGTTCACCAGCATTTTCTACCATCATTACTTTTGCGGGGATAGCTGTGAAGATATTCCGCATTTGGTATTCAAACAGAGCCTTCGTAGCACTCTCAAACGTCATGTCTGTCACGTTATTTCCTCTTATTCCAATTCATCTGCATTGACGCTATCGCCCCACAACTCCATACACCACTCACCACCTCTGCTGTCACCCTTGAGTGTAACAGAGCGAACACGGTAGAAGGAGTTGAACATATCATCGTCCGTAACCACCTTAAACAGTCCATTGGGGCGTATTTCAGGATTGAGCAATGCCTTCACCCGGATTCCGTATCGCCTAGCCTTAAAACGGCTTACCTTGCGTGGTGTTCCATCCTTCTTTGGCTTCAACACTTTCGTAGGCGGAAGAAACTGTTCATTCTCTTTGTCTAGGGCTTGCCCTGTAGCCTTGCTCACTTCCTCACTATCAATGTAGGGGATGTCGAGTAATCCACTATCCTTGGATAGAACAATAGCTTTTTCTTGCTCTCCACCATTCAAGCTATAGCGGTCTGTGACAATCAACTCATTGTCAATGATCTTCCATTCAATAGCGTACGTAGATGCAATCTCATCCAGCACCTGCTTACCTGTACCATAGGCAGGATAACCAAACTGACACTTCAGCTTTCGCCATTCCCCTTTATTTGATTTAGAAAAGGCTAGGTCAAGTTGCTTGGCAATCTCTGCCACCACATTCTCAAGGTAAATATCAACAGGAAATGAGTAATTAACTTTCTTGATTGCAAGGTTTGTGAAGTTGGGGGCTAATTCAAACGTTGTTACCCTATCAGCCCCTTGTTTTGTCGTTCTGATATTGATGACATCCCCTGTCACAATGTTCTTGATATTACCTTTATACCCCGCTGTCAGTGTCAGTGTCCCATAGCGGGTGTTGATCTTCTTCAATGTATCGTCTGACAGGTTGGAAATGGAAACTGTTCCCTTGTTTGTCTTTTCCTTGTTGTCCACATACATTTCAATGTCAAACTGGATACGAAGGGAATCAACTTGAATGATGGTGCCATCTTCCGGGTTCTTAAATGTGAGCAAGTAATCCCTGTCCCACTGAACATTTTCATACTGCACAGCCATTTAATTACTCCGTTTATGCTACGTAGCTAAACACAAAATTATCAGAAACACTCTTCCGAGTATCCGCATTATCATTTACTGTATCTGAAATAGGTGTCATGTAGAAAACACCTGTTAATCCATTTGCGTACATAGCACTGGTCTTCATTGGGTACATTGCAATACACTTCATACCTTCAATTACAGAAGTACCATCTTGCAGTTTAACTGTAAAATGATAGTGTTCTGTTCGGTAGTTCCAGAAGAAAGAAATGTTACACAAGATGTTTTCCAAATTAATAGAGAAAGAGAACGCCACATCGTTCGTTACAGGGATGTATGTTGATGTAATCATTGGGTGGCATTCCTCTTACGCTTGGCTTCAATATCTTGTCTTAGCTGAGCGTTCGTGGCTTGCGCCTCTTGGCTCTTATCTACCCAGTATTCGTATCCAGCGTTGCTTTCTCTTTCTTCCGTAGACACTGTACCTTTTGTACCAGCCACATTTCCTTTACCGGCTATGCCAGTGCCTTGACCAGCTACTGTCGTAGGTGTGATCTTATCTGCTTCTGCTTGTGTCACCTTGACTTTTACAACGTTCACTTGCTCAATAGAGATATTAGGGTAGATTGCATACCCACCATCCGGGGATGTATCAAAAGACAAACCTGTAATAACGCAGTTTTCATATTTTTCGATCAGTGAGTCTTTCTCTCTGACAATATACGCAAGAACTGTTACAACTTCCTTTCCGCGTTGAATGGCAATCAATCGCTTTCGCACAACATCCATTGATGCTTTTACAGAGGTGTTGGTATCGTTATCTTTGCCAGCGTAGTCACTCGGTACTGGCTCATTGGAGAGTGCAGGACTCCCATCTGTACCCACCCTTCCCATACTGCTTGTTCTATTATAATCATAACCGGGAACAGCAACATTGGCCGCATCTTTCAATGGATTCCAGAAGTTATAATCAGTGACAACCCCTTGAATCCGAATCTTCAGGTTCTCGGTAATAATGTTGTCACTAATCTTGCTTCCATCCTCTACAGGATGACTTGTTACACTTCCTTGATAGGATTCAGAAAAGGACAGGATGCTATCAAACAGGATAACATCATTGTTTTGTGTTTTTATGACGTAAATCATGTTGTATTTATTCTCCTGTCATTCCTTGTTATCCAAATACACCCAATCCACCAAGTCTTAATCCCTGACCAACACCAACACCAAACTCTCTTATATCCCCCCGCTGCAATGCTTCTTTAGCGGAGGTTGGAAGTTCATTGAAGTTGATGTCGAAGTTCATTATAGAGGATTGTGGTTTTTCCATTGCAGGGGTTGCGGGTTTCTTAGGTTCAGAATAAATGTTTGATGGATTATTATCAAGAGTGATATTCTGATTAATCCAACCAGCAGCCTCACCAATACCTACACCAACCGCATTTACACCTTTAATCAGATGACCAATTCCGGGTGTGTTCAAAAAAGCATTCCCTATATTCCTGAATGATTGAACAGCACTATACTCAAGATCAAGCCAGAATGACTCGACCCTCAACATTACATTTTCAAGACTAAGCATCAAGAATGTCAGCGCAGTTTGTACTGTATACACCCAGTTCTTATCTCCATTGATATATTCATCAATGGATTTGAACACGTACAAAAACCCCGTTATAACGGCTGTCAACTTTATCATCGCACCATGCGCTGCCCATACACCCATAACCCACCAGCGAAGCATTAGTGCTGAGCGATATGCGGATTGTCCGGCCAAACCTAAAGCAGCAGCGAGAGCCACTATTGCGGCTGTTGTGGCTATGACAGCACCGTTATCCCCGACCACTTTGAACAACTCTGTAAACTTTTTTGCAGTCCATGCAAGCAATTTGAACAACGGTGTCAACACTGTAATCAGTTTACTCAACAACCCGAACATCTCAGTCAACAATTCATCCAAGCCGCTTTCCATCATTACTTTGGAAAACTCTCTCATTTTGTTATTGAAACGTTCTTGTGCAGCAGCAGACATTTTCAGTTGTTTCTGGAACTCAGGGGAGGATTGAGCAAAGTTACCCATTGCTTCCATTGCCTTAACAACAACGTCAGTTCCTACCTTACCATTTTCCATCATCTTGAACAGACCTTGAACGTCTGTTCCTGCGGCTTGTGCGAAATATTGCACCACACCAGCAGCATGTTCACCCAACTGTCCCTTCAATTCTTCAGAGCTTACTTTCTGCTTGTTGAACATCTGTTCAATAGCTTTGTTAGCAAGATTAATCTTTTCAGCACTCATTCCCAACAAACGGAAATAGCTTTGAGCGCCTTTGAAACTCTTCTGAAGAACGTCTAGTCCAAACTGTTCCTTGCCTGACATGAACATCTTTGCATAACTTTGCCCCATGTCTAGTATGGAAATACCGAGTTCATCCGCTGTCTGTTTTACAAACTTCAAATTACTGTTGAATGTTTCAGTGTCGCCGGAGATTGCTTTGAGCATATTCTCCATCTGCATCATTTCACGACCTGTGGCAACCAATTCCTTGAAGGCATATCCACCAGCAACAGCATTAAACAACCCCATGCCTGTCGGCAACATAGGGCGAAGGAACGCAGCAGGGCCGGTCTTGGCA